GCGACATCGAGCAGCATTTTGTTTGGGCGGTCAATCGCCTCGGCGGGAAGACGTGGAAGTTTTCCAGCCGCAACGTGCGCGGCGTCGCCGACCGGATCGCCTGCCTGCCCGACGGATCGACGTGGTTTGTCGAGCTGAAGGCGCCGGACGGGACGATGTCGAAGCTGCAAGAGCTGTTCGCGGCCGACATGGCGCGGCTGAATCAGAAGTACACTGTACTATGGTCGAAAGAGGAAGTGGATAGATGGTCGCGTACTATAATGAATGGGACCCTTACGCCGCCCAATGGCTAAGAAACTTGATAGCGGCAGGACACATAGCGGACGGGGACGTTGATGAGCGAAGCATTTGCGAAGTGGATTCTGAAGACCTCGTCGGCTACGATCAATGCCATTTCTTCGCCGGTATCGGGGGATGGGGGTTGGCCCTTCGCCTCGCAGGCTGGCCAGACGACCGCGCTGTTTGGACCGGGTCGTGTCCCTGCCAGCCTTTTAGCACCGCAGGAAAAGGAGGAGGGTTCGCCGATGAACGCCACCTTTGGCCAGAGTTCCACCGACTTATCGAGAAGCGCAGCCCTCCAGTTATCTTTGGAGAACAAGTTGCGAGCAAGGACGGCCTCAGTTGGCTCGACCTTGTTTGCGCTGACTTGGAAAAAGCGGGATACGCCGCAGGGGCGGCCGATCTGTGCGCTGCGAGCGTCGGCGCGCCGCACGTCAGACAAAGATTGTTTTGGGTGGCCGACGCCGACCTGCCCGATGGCCCACGATTCGGACCTATCGGCTTTCCGTTGGAACCCAAACAAAAAGCAGTCAGATCCGGTGTTACTGATTATTGGAAAGACACAGTCTTTATCCGATGTGCCGACGGAAAAGCGCGCCCAATTAAATCCGGCGTTCAACCGTTGGCTCATGGGGTATCCAACCGAGTGGGACGATTGCGCGCCTACGGTAACGCGATCGTCCCGCAAGTCGCAGCGCAATTCATAGGTGCTTACCTTGAAACTCAGACCCTACCAAGAGCAGGCGGTTGACTTCCTGTACGGCCACGACCGCGCGATGGCGCTCGCGCCGGTGGGCGCGGGCAAGACCGCTATAGCGCTGACGGCGATGCAGGAGATGGTGCGCGACGGCTATGTCAGCCGGTGGATCGTCCTTGCGCCCAAGCGCGTCGCGGCGAGCGTCTGGCCGTCCGAAGCGCCGAAGTGGGCGCCAGGTCTGCAACTTGCGGCGGCCGTCGGCACACCGGCGCAGCGTGACGCGGCGTTCCGGTCGAGCGCGCACGTCGTCGTCACCAACTACGACAACCTGCAAACGCTCGACCTGCGGGGCTTTGACGGGATCGTCTTCGACGAGCTGACCCGGCTGAAGAACCCTTCCGGCAAGCGCTTCAAGGCGCTGATGCAGATGCTGGACGCGATCAAGATCCGCTGGGGTCTGACGGGGTCCTTCACCTCGAACGGTCTTGAGGACGTGTTCGGCCAGTGCCGCGTCATCGACCAGAAGCTGCTAGGCCGCTCGAAGGGGGCGTTCATGCAGGAGTACTTCCTGCCCGTGAACCCGGAGTATGGCGAGTGGCAGGCGCGCAAGGGGTCGCTGGCGGCCGTTATGCAGCGCATCCGCCCGGCGACGTTCGTGCTGGAGCCCGGCGTCTACGCCGACAAGCTGCCGGAGCTGCACACGGTCGTCATGGAGTGCGAGCTGGCCGACCGCCAGCCTTACGAGCAGATGAAGAAGCAGTTCATTGCGGAGCTGGGGACGACGCACATCGTCGCCATGTCAGCGGCGGCCGTGGTCAACAAGCTGCAACAGATGACGTCGGGGTTCGCTTACGACACGATCAAGACGGCCAGCGACCGGCCAGGACGGTACGAAGTCAAGCAGACCGCGCACTGGTACGACACGTCTAAGTTCGACACTCTGGAGGACCTTCTCAATGAGAATCAGCGCGATAACACCATCATCGTCTATAACTTCAAGGAGGAGCTGGCGGAGCTGTTGCGGCGCTACCCTCAAGCGCAGACCCTCGACGACGCCGACGCAATCGAACGATGGAACGCGGGCCAGATCGAGCTCCTGCTGGTGCACCCTAAGAGCGCCGGTCACGGACTGAACCTGCAACACGGCGGGTGCAAGATGGTGTTCCTGTCGCTGCCGTGGTCGCTGGAGCTGTACGAGCAGACCATAGGCCGATTGCACCGGGGCGGGCAGACGCGGGACGTATGGGTCTATCTGTTGATGGCGAAGGACACGGTCGATCAGCGCATCAAGGCGGCGCTGGCTGACAAGCGGGCCGTGTCCGATATAGCGCTGGAGGAATTGCGTGAGGGTTAACTGGAGATGGCTAAACCGGCACATGTCGAATCTGACGGAAGAACAGGTGCAGACCCTGTTGGACCAGGAGCTGGCGGGGGAGAAACGCGGGGCGATCCTGCGGCGGCTGCACCAGCGCGTCAACGCTTTGCGCGTGGCGCGGGAGAGGAGCGAGCTATGTCCAAGGCCCTGATGCTGGCGGAGTTCGGGTTGCGCATGATCGCGATGGAGCTGCGGCTAGGACAGGCGCCGGAGGAAGCGGCGAAGACCGCGACCGCCTACGCCCTGATGGCGCAGCAGGCGCTGGGGTGGACTGAAGCGAAGGTCATAGAGAGGGAGAAGGCGCGTGAGCGAATTGGATTATCTCCGACAGGAAGAAAGCCGACTTATCGACGAAATCGTTAGGCTGCGTAAGCAGGTCTACGTGATGCGCGACGTCCTGGCCCGGATCGCGTCGGAGCCGGGGAACGAGATGGTGTGGACGTTGGCTATGTATGGGCTGAAAGAAACGGGGGAAAATGAGCTATGATTGAAATCAGACACCGCGACACTGGCGTTGTTCTGCATACGGTCAACGCCGAGACGCTGCGCGGGGCGGATTTGGACGGGGCGAACCTGAGAGGGGCGAACCTGATCGGGGCGTACCTGAGCGGGGCGGACCTGACCGGGGCGGACCTGAGCGGGGCGAACCTGTACGAGGCGAACCTGAACGGGGCGAACCTGACCAGGGCGGACCTGACCGGGGCGAACCTTTACAGGGCGAACCTGTACGGGGCAACCATGGGTGCAGACAAGTTAAGCTGCTTACTTGCCCGCGCCACGCGCTTAGTCGGCTTTGAGTTTTTCCTATTTGCCCTTCAGGCAGGTTTACCAAAGATCAAGGCGGGCTGTCGCTGGATGACGCTCGCCGACTACCGCGCCCACGTTGCCAAGGAATATCCCGACACGGAGAAGGCAAGGGAAACGCTGGCTATTCTTAATTATTTCGAGGATCGCGCCTAATGACACCGAAACCGATGACACTAATTGAGATACTGAAGGCGGCGCGTAGGCGGCACGGCATGTCGCTGGAGGCTTTGGCCGACGCAATGGACATCAGCGAAAACACGCTGAAACGCACGCTAGACAACCCCGAGAACGTGCCCCTGTCGCGGCTGGACAAGCTGTGTAAGGTGCTGAAGGTAGGTATATGGCTGGAGCTGGGGGACATATGAGCATGGACGAACGGGCGCTGGAAGCAATCTACGCGGCAATCAAGAAAGCCGAGGCCGCGCATCATCGCGATTTTGGGCTGTACGATTACACACGCTATGACCGGCCAATTCCCCATGTTGTGCGCGACCATCGGGTTCATAATGGCTCACGAACGCTGTTTGAAAGTGTCGATGCAGACACAGCACAGGCGTTTATTGAAAAACACCGGGCGCAGTATGTCGCCCGCGCTGCCGTCGCCGTGTATCTTGAAGCATTAGCACAGGACCCCCGCCCATGAGCGAGCGTCAAACACTTGTGCCAATGGTTGAGTATCCGTGGACGCGCTGGTTTGCGTGGCATCCAGTCAAACTTGAAACAAATTATTGGGCTTGGATGCAAACAATAGAAAAACGCCGTGTTTGGTTCATCCATATGTTCACAGAGTATCGAGCATTAGAGGTTGAGCGGCTGCGGGCGGAGACGGGGGACGTATGAACGATCCTGTCAACAACCCGATTCACTACGTCGACGGCGGCGTGGAGACGATAGACTTCATCCAGGCGAAGCTGACGCCGGAGGAGTTCCGCGGCTACTGCCTCGGTAACGTAATGAAGTACGTCTCCCGTGCGGGAAAGAAAGATAACGGGCAGGAGGATCTGGCTAAGGCTGCGTGGTATCTGACGAAGGCTTTGGGCAATCCAGTTCACAAACGCAAACAAACCTAGAGTTGTGCGTCTCGATCTGCCGTATCGTCTCCGGCGTGTCCTTGTCCATGTCGTAATAGATGGGCTTGGCGATACGGCAGTAGTCGCCCTCAACCACCGTCGGGCGGCCGACGACCGAACCTGTCTCGCAGGCGTTCGCGGCGAGCAGTATCGGTATCAGGAAGGTCAGCCCGGTTAACATTTTCATCGAGAATGTCCTTGATCTCCTGTCGGCCCTCATCCTTCACCTTGTTCTCCCGCATGATGCGGAGGAACTCGGCCAGTATCAGAAAGAGAGCCGACAGGAATTTCATGCGCGCTTGGCCCAGACAGACCAGACAGCCGTGGCGATCGTAGCGGCAGCGCCCGCAAGAGCAACAGCCGTCTCCGAGTCGATCACGCCCTTGCCCACCAGGTACCCGCCGATAGCGGAGACCAGAGCACGGACGACGCCTGCGACCTGTTCAGCAGAAAGCATTTTCATCTAGGTAACTCCCAATGAGGGCCGTCAGGAAAATTTTTCCAATCACCGCCCCAAGTTACAGCCACCCCTTCGGCCTTGGCGGCCGCCTTGATGACCGGAGCCAGCGTGTGAAAGACGTCCCAGCTCCAGGACAGCTTACCCCGGATCAGGGGGGCGATGTCAACGGCATGGCCGGTCAGGTGACGGCTGTGCAGCGTCTTCGACGCGCCGGCCGCTACCAGGTCCTTCTGCCGCGCCAGCGTGCGGACGCCCTCGATCACCATGAAGTCCGCGTCCTTGCCTGCGCGCTCGATGACGCGGACAAGATCCGGGTGGACGCCCTTGAGGCGGGATGCGTGCGTTATTGCCATGCGTTCAACTGTACGACTATAGCCACCAACCCGGTCAGGATCGCGCCGACGCCGGCGATGAACAGGCCCTCTAGGCGCTTCAGGCGCGCGTTGATCCCTAAGTAACGCTCCGCGCACACCGCCTCGTGTGTGTCCAGACGCGCCTCTACATCGTCCTTCATCGCGGCCTCATAGCGTTTTGGTTTAGCTCAGAAGATGCACTTTTTGTAGCGCCAATGGCTGACGGCGCAAAAGCGTTAGGACGGCGCGGGGCGGTAAGTTGACCGCCGCGCATAAAGCCCGCAACTCGTTCGGCCTGCTCCATAGCTATACGGTTGGCGGCGGATTTTGCTGCGGCGCTGCCAGCAACAGCCATAGCTCCAGGTATGCCGGTAATGCCGGCGAACATAAGAGGCAAAATGCTGCTAAAGTTTCTCCCGCCGGGTATGAGCGAGCCCAGCATCTCCATCGTTTTCTGGTCTCTGCTGCCCTTAATGACAGAGCGAATAGCGGCCTGTTCTTCTTTTGTAAACAGCCTGAATTGTTTGCGGTTGTTAGCCAGATTGTTGAATTGAGTTTTCAGCGCCGGTATGGGGTCCTGCCCCCGTTCAATATTTCTTTGCGCCTTATCCAGCAGCTCCTCAATCGTTTCGCTTTTACGCATCTGGGTCCACCGCGCCCGTCCCTCTATGAGGTGCTCCCTTGCTGCGGGCGAGTTGCCGATAGCCGCGCTTTTCGGGTCGAGGATGTAGTCGTCTACGGCGTTTTTAACCGTCATGCCCCAGCGGACGATATACGGATCGCGACCTTTAATCGCTTCGTTTATCCGGGAGTTCCAATTATTTAGCTGTTCAAAACTAACAGAGCCAGACCTCACGTTTTTCATTTCCTTAACAACGGAACGGATAGGCGTGTCCATTGTTGGATTGAAATCTGCTTGATCCAACGCTGTCTCAATGTTTTTCACAAGCGTTTTGTAAGTGGGCGCGTTAACCGCGTCTTCAGCGGCCTTAACATACGCGCGTGCCTGTTCTTCTCCCGTAAGATCATCAATCCCCGCAGGCGCCGGGCGGCCCATCTTCTTTAGAATGTCTTTAGCGGTGGTTACCGTTTCAGATACGGCCCCCGTTGAAAAAGACGTCGGGTCAATTGCCTTTAAAAGTTTTTGCGCGGTGGGCAGCGCCGCTTGCGCGGCGGCGGCGTTTTTAGTTGTTGGATTACTGAACACAACGCCTTCAGCTTCGCTGCGCTTATACGCCTCTTGGCTAAGATCCCGCAGATCTTGCGTGCTAGGTACGCTAGCTTCCACTGGTTTAGGCGTAAACATGCGGTTAGCCGCAGCGCCAGTCGCCATGCCGCCGGCCAGACCGCCAGCGGTCAGCAACAGCGGGTTGTCAACGCCCGCCTCCTGCAACGCAGACGTTGTAGCCGCCGCCCCGCCGCCAGCAGCGGCCTGCACCCCAGGTTGACGCCCCAGCTCTTTCATCACCAACTGAGATGTCGTGTTAACGCGCGGCGACAGCGCCGCCAACCGTTGCGCCAAGACGTTAGCGCCTTGTGCGCTTGCGCCTGCGCCGCTCGCCGCAGACAGGACGTCATGATAGATACGGCCGCCCGCTGTCTCCGGGGCTTTACCAACGCCGACCTTGTAAAACCCTTTGCGTATAGTTTCCGACGGAGTTTGAACTCTCGGCGCACCAAACACAGGCGCGCCTAAGTTGTATAGAGACGTTCCTATGTCGCCAGCCGCTAGCGCGGTTACACCCAGAGCCGCGCCAGGAATAGCTCCGACGCCCGCAAACGGGGACCCCGCCGCCGCACCGCCCGCCGCCGCTGCCGCATAAGGCGACAACGCGCTGCTTGTAACCTGCGCTATGTCGCCAACAGTGTCCCCAAGAGTTTTAGGTCTATCAACTCCAGGTTCCGCTGAGGCTTGGGCTTTAACGCGCGCTTGCGCTATCGCTATTGCGCGGAGACGTTTTTTCTCCAGATCCGGGTCCATGTCGTACTCTCGCAAAAGCCTGTATTAGTCCGCAAACAACGCGCGCTGTTTTTCTGTCATTGCGTTCCATATTTCCGGCGTTATTTCGTAGTCAATTGCAGCTTTAGGAAGGGAGGACGCTTGCTGCCCCGCACCACCGCTTTTTGTAGCTTTAAGCGTTGCGCTTCTTAGTTTCTCGACTGCCGCCCTATATTGATTGTCAATTTCTGGCGTCCAGTTAGCGCCAGACCGCGCTTTGGCCCCATCTAGCAAACCCAAAATTCGATCAAATTTTGCATTTACGGCTTCAGGTTTGTCCGTAAAGTTAGGACGATACGCGCTGATCATACCCGCGCGCTGCTCTTTGTTGTACGCAGCTCCCGTAGAAAGATACAAAATCGCGTCGATAATGTCGTCATACGACTGCGCGGCAATTTGTCGATCTGAACCTCTAAGAATGTTTGCCAAGCCCGGCGCACCTGAAGCTTCGGCCGCAGACTCAAACATTCCTGCTCTGATTGATTTAGGGTCTTTTTCAACCAAATCCGCAAGAGCAGAAATATTGTTTAATACTCTGTCTACGTTATAGAATGCCTGATCTTCCGTTACCGTAGTAGACCCGGGCCCGCCTGCCGTCACGGCCGCACGGGCGTTTCGGCCTTCTTCTTCCATATTTGCAATTGACAATGCTTGCGCTCGATTTTGAGCCTGTGTGGTTGCGGATAAGATGGCGTCGGGGGATGCGTTAATTGCGTACTCGCCAACAGCTTGATTGAACGTCGGCGACTGACGATTGAAGTCGACCAACAAAACTTTATCCCCGGTCTTAACTTCTTTAAGCTCCGGCTTAAACGCATCCATAGCCATCCGAATATTAGGATCGGAAGCCGCCATTTGGCCAAGATACGCCACGCGGCTTTCAAAGGGGATATTTTGCGCAAAATCCACAATCTGATTTATTTCGTCTTCGCTACCCCCGCGCATACGAATAACCGCCGCCATATTGCCAAGATCTTCGTCAGTACCCTTAGTCATACTAAGATAGTGAGCGCCCGCGCCAAACGCCTCCGCGCGCTTTTTAACCTCGGCGGCTTGAGCTTCAGCGTCTGCTTTTGCTAAACTGGATTTTGCACTAAGCGCGCCAGTGTACGCCCTGATCGCATCCGCGCCGCCGGGCATCCCCGCAATTCTAGCCATCGAGTTAGGATTGTTAAAATCAAAACTTTGCATTTCCTTCGCCAGCGCGTTCTGCTGCGCCACCTCCTGATCGCGCTGGCGCATCTGGGAGAGGACGTTCATGCTCTGGGCGCGGTTCTGGGCGATCTCGCCAAAATCCGGCTGGTAGATGTTCCCCATAAGGGGGATGC